CCCTTCGGATGGAGTCCCTTCAGATGCAGCTCATACCAGACTTCAACATCTTTCAAATGGATCTTTTCGGTATCCACCACAATAGATTCCTGGACATAGCGCTCATGGACCCTGTTGTGGATCCAGATGCCATCAGAAATGACGTGCTTCAGTTCGTAATCATTTACCCGCACAATTTTGGTAAATCTATCAAAAGTAACTTCTTCCCCATTCAGTATGATCTTAGCGATACTTGCTTCGTATTGCTGATCATACCCTTTTCGGAAGCCAAAATATTTTTCTTTCTTTCTGTCTTTTCTAAATCCAACAGAAAATTTGTGCTTGTCCATTATGAATTTGTCTTTTTCTTCACGGATCGTTATATCAATAGTTCTTAGATTGTGATTGTCATCTTCATAATGGATGGGCTTTTCGTGATAGATCTTTCTGAACTTTCCTGGCGCAATTTGAAATGTTTTTGAAGTAAGAGTCCTTTTTTCAATTACCTCTTGCTTTTTATTCACACCTGAAAAACTGTAGTCGTATCCGGCCAGTCTATCACTTTACCCAATTTTAAAAAAATAAAAAAAAATAGATTTATGCCCTGGATTCAGTCTCTTTGATAATGATCTGCAGAGAGTCGCCGCCTTCAACAGCCTTTGTCGCTGAGAACTTGTGCCTCATCAGCATGTCCCCTGCAGGATCCCCGTCATCGTTGAAAATTCCAACTTCGTTGACGGATAAGCTTCCTGTAAAGGAAAAGGTCTTTGTCCACTTTGCCTTGTAGTCAGCCTCATATTCGCAAGTGGCAGCCGCCCTTGCTCCGCCGTTAGTTGTAATTTCTGTGACTAATGCTGTTTGGTCGTTTGCCTCTGCTGTTGTTCCAGAGCCTAGTGCGATATATGTGAATGGGGCAGTAGATACACCATTCAAGAGTTTGGCCTTCATTTCAAGGCCTTTGTTCACGAGTGTTGCCATAAGATTCAACTCTCCGTTTTTTCTATTTTCGGGTAGTCATTTCCCATCTCTTTTATGTTGCCGTCTTTATCTCTGACTACCCATGTCACGAGATATTCCGTCTTGCTTTTTGCTTCCATTCTAGAATCCCACCCTGGTGATTCTATTGATTCGCTTCAGGATTTCATCGGCGATCTTGTCTGGGTCGCCACTTCCTGAAATATTGAAGGTATTGTTCACGACCATGCTTTTTCCCTGGAGCTTTGATCCATCCTTGAACGCCAGAATATTGTCATCCTTGTGGAACTGCACAACTTCGCCTTTTTTTGTAATCAAAGCATCGTTTACTCTTTTTGAGATTTCTCCAGTTGCTGTGTTCATGTAACCGACGAGAGCACCACCGGAGCTATTGCGGATTGTCTCGTAAGTTACGCCGCCGCTTGAAAAAGAATTTGTAACGACTGCATTCCCCCTTTCGGGGCCTTCATAGACTATATCGCTTCCAGCTTGAACTCTTTCAGAAGATCCAAAAGTCCTGCAGCCGCTGCCGCCCCCTCCGGAAGGATTCAACATCTGCCTGACAATGTTCATTGCGCTGTTCATGTAGTTGACTGCACCGCCAGCAGTTTGGCCCAACTGATCAACTTCCCCTGCAGTTTTGCTTGTGCTGCCCCTCAAAATAGCCAGATATTCATTTGCAAGCTGCACCGCATTTGTGTTGTTTGTGATTTCAAGACTGTTTTGCTTTGTCTTTTCCTTGTTTTCATTTTCAGCACGCTCTATCTCTCGCAAGCGTCCCAATGCATCTGCGGCATTTTCTGATTCTATTGGAAGTGTGTTTGGACTTACAGCCCCAGGGCTAACCCACTGCCCCCTAGCAGCCGCCTCATAAGAGGTATAAGCTCCGGCCTTTTCATACTGCACTTGTTGTCCCGCATAATCCCAAATGGCCATGCCCCCGGGATTTGTTGCCCTAAGTCCAAGATCTATAATCTTGTCAAGGTGTAAATCCTTGATAATGACACTTATCCTGGAAAGCGCATCTTCAATTATGCCCAAAATATATGATACCCTGTCAAAAGCATCGGCCAGTTTTGTGATCGCCTCTTCAGAAGAAGTAACGCCAGCGAGCTTCATGATAATGTTGCCAAGTTCAGAACCAAAGCTTATCGAATGTTCTAAAAGATTCCCAAACGCATCTACAAGCGGTTGGATTTCCCCGGAGTTTATCATCTCTGAAATCTTGTTTGCAATGTTTTCTAATGTTGGCGCTATTGCCCCGGTCAGCTCATCTCCAAAAAGCGTCTTTAGATTTTGGACCTGATTTTGAAAATTGGCAAATATCCCTGCAGTTGAGTTCCTGAGCGCCTCTGCACTTCCGCCAAAAGATTTTTCCATCTGCTTTGCCAGGTAGTCCATCTTTTGTGCTGCCGACATTGATTTCATGCTGACTGAATCAAGGACGACACCGTTCTGTTCGAGCGTTGATGTGCTCCCACTAAGAGCCATTGCAACTTGCTTTGTTGCAGTCTCTAGATCCATACCCTCTGCTGCTGCATAGTCTTCCGCTGCTAACAAGAGCTTTAGCGACCGGTCATAATCCTTTGTTACGGCTATCAGATTGTTGAAGCTTTTCCGAATTGAGATGTCGTCGATGGATGTCAGTTCAGAATGCTGGCCTATCACCTTTTCAATCTGCTTTGAGTAGGACTGTATTCCTGCATTTTTCAAAAGATTTCCTGTCTGTGACTGAAACTTTGATTGCTCTAAAGAGAGCTTTACCATCTCACGATTCAAGTTTTGTACTGCGGCAATGCCGTAGGTCGTTATGGCAGTTGCCATCGTTCCCACAGCTACCTCTGCCGCATGGCCCAAAGAATACATTGCCCCGCCGGCTTTGGATGTGCCCTTCTCAAGGCCGCCAAGCGCCGACTCAACATTTTTTATAGGGCCTGATGCCCTGTCTTCAGCAGTTACAGTTATCTTGACATTTTGCTCTTGCATGCTCTTTTCTCTTTTTGATAAGCTCTTCGGCCTGAATTCTCTTTTCTTCCTGGGTGTCTTCCGGATTCTGGTACAAAATATAGCCCCTCACAAGCCTCCTTTTTTCAAGGATTGTGAGTCTTGGTATTTCCCAAACCTTATATCCAAGCTGGTGCAGCACCTGCTCCTCAAGGAGCCTTGCCTTTGTTTCCAGGCTCAGAACGAAAGGATTCTTTTATGTCACTGATATCAAGGAGCTTTTGGACTAGTTGCGCAATTGCCTTTGTCTTCCCAAACTTTTTGATTTCATCAGAGGAAAGCTTTGGCTCAACAATATGTGCTGATAGAATATCGTATCCTTTTTGAGGATCTGACAAAAGTGCTATTTCGCCCTCAGGGATTGGTATGACCTTGGCATCCTTGCCATGCTCAATCTCGATAATGATTGCTTTCAGCTCCCCTTTTTCATCCCGCTCATGCAGAAAGTATGATTTTTCAACTATCGCCATATGATCGCCTCACCAGTTGGTCTTTGCAAAAGGTGCCTCCCAAAAAACTTCTGCGGATGTGCCAGAGAATGAAAACTTGTAGCTCATCTTTGTGTCAAGGGGGAATACTGCGCTGTAGTCTGAAAAGATGCAGTTTGAAAGAGTTATCTTTAGAGAATCTGATGCCTCGTCTGCATAGCCCTTGTCAATTACAATATCCTTTGCAGCAAGTGCTTCATTTGTAGAGGTCCCGCCAAGCACCAGCTGCTCTATTTCGTTTGCAGTTATTGAGTCTGGGATGTAAGCTGTTATTGATCCATTTATTGCCTCAAACTTTCCGGAGTATGCTGTCGAGGGGGATCTTGCAGCAAGGCCGTGTCCTACATCAATGCCTCTTGAGATTGAAAATTCTAGATCCGTTATGTATGTGATGCCCGATATTGCACCTATAGAATATGTGAACTCATGGGGCTTCCATGCTTTTGAGTCATCAACTGCGACTGTTGTTGGGGCAGTGAAAGGATTGTTTAAATCCAGGTCCTTTCCAACAATGTCGAGAGTTCCAGATGCCGGCTCGTTTAGTCCCATCTTAAATGATAGGCTCTTTGCGTAGCACCCAAGAATCTGCGCTATCTTGTCATTTGTCCCTTTCATGAGGCAAGAAGTTGTGAAAGGAATTGGAGTGCCTGAGGGCGTTATCGTCCATGTGTAAGGCGATTCATCTTCTAGGGGATCTGAATTTGAAATCCCTCCGAGCATCAGCGCAAACGGCAGTGCCCCGTTATATACGAAATCTATCTTCCCCCTTGCCTTTGCAGTGTGGTATGATATCTCTGAAGGGTATGCCATTGCGGCCGGATTTACAGCAGTTATCTGATTTTCAAGGCCGTACTCATATTCAGAGTCCAGGCCCAATATCTCATCTATTCCGCTTGTGGGTGAAGTTGGATCAACACCAACTCCCCACGTGCTTTCCTTTTTTACAAAAACGTCTCCTTTTGTATAAGCCATGATTTTCACCTAGATGTCCCGTACCAGACATGGTACGTCGATTTTCATTGCATTTACAGAAACACCATTTCTTTCAGTTGCGGCCAGATCAAAGCTGATATTTCTGCCATAAAATGTTCCAAAATAATCGCAAGTTGCAGATCCGGATTTTGTTTTTAGGTCTGGATTGCTTCTCACCGCATCGATGATCCCTGAATAGATTGTCCCAATCTTAGATGCGTTTGATGTCTGCTCTTCAAAGATCACAAATCGGACATAAAACTCAATCTGCCTGTTGGGGTAAGACAGCGATATTGAGTCCATGCTGCCCGCTATAATCTCGATTGCAACTTCAGGAGTTTCAAGGGAGGTTGAGAGCTTTGTAGGCCTTGTCCAACTCTTTACATCAGAAAGTCCAGTGGCTGTGCTGAAGATTCTTTCAACGTTTGCGAGAAATGAGATCGGTTCAAAGCTCATCCTAAAACACTCCTCATCTTCTTTGGCAGATGCTCTAAGATTAGCTTCATCCTAAGCTCAATCTCCTTTCTCGAGATGGCCTCTTCTGGGATCGTGTCATTTTCAAAGACGACTGATGCATGCGTTATCTTTGTGGCACCTGCCTTCTGTCTCAGCCTTAGGTCGGACTCAAAGAGCATGTTGCAGGTGTAGAGCGTTGCAAACTCCGATGCCAAAACAGACTCCCTTGAGCCTTTTGCATAGCCGTATGTGAGGGATACTGTAGCCTTGGATTTTCCGATTTGCCATGAGGAGACTTCAGCGCTTGAAGAGAGAATAATCCTGTCATAATCCACTATGGCTTTTGAGGGCGTTACAGAAACTCCGTCTATTGCAAGTGCTTCAATTGAAGTTATCGGTGCAAACTGCCTAAAATAAAGTCCATTTGCACGGCGGTAGTCTCCGTAATCCTCGTTTGAGAAAATGTCTCTTGCCCTTATGTCAATCGAGACACCCTCTAATGATCTGGCCCTAAAATTAAGGCCGGTCAGTGATTCTATCAGTGCATCGGCCTCGTCAAGCCAAGAGTTTCGTATCTCTTCAGCATTTTTGTGGGAAACTTCAGAGACTTTCTTAGGATTTGAGTAGTTCCCGTGGCCTAAAAAATAGGGCCTGGACTTTATGTCGGCAGAGTATTCGCTTGATATCTCGTTTAGATCTGATGCTTGGATATCCCCGTCAGCTATCAAAACAGCCGTTATGCCCTCCACTAAATTTAGGGCCAGCGCTAGATCTTCCAAAGAGCTGCCAGTAATATCAAATTCAGTTTCAGTATCAAGGCTCAAAGTGAGAATTGAATTCTCAATCCAGATGGCCGCATCAGATTCGCCAGAATATACAATCGAAAGTGCATCCATTTTAGGGCCTCGCAAGCCACAACAGTATTGAAATTATTGAGAAGATTATCCCGCCGCCAACTGCAAACTCAACTATGGTGATCGCCCCAGCTGCCCTGTCCTTCCAGGTCTCAAGAGAGCTTAACCTATCCTCGTGTTCCTTGTATGACTCGCACTGGTCGTTTAGCTTCTTCTTTATCCAGGAGAGGTCGGTCTTTATCTCTATCAAGATGTCGTGATCGGCGGGTTCCATTAAGCCACCTTTAGTAGCCTACGGCCCGCCAGATGCCGTCAGCGTCTGCAGTTGTTACTATCGTTACGGCATTTCCTGCGCATGGAAACGACTCATTTATTGCGGCAGCATCTGCCACTACGGCAGAGCCTGTGAACTCAAGTGAAAGTGACTCGCAAATGACAAGCCCAGTGTTTATGTCGCCACCTGTGTCTGAAACTCCGTTTGTGAAAGTTCCCCATGTAGTTGCCTTGTCCCCGCTCTTGCCGTACCCCTTTATCACGCTAGAAAATGCCATCACTTCACCTTCTTGATATTGCCAAGCTCGATTCCTTCTATCACCGTAAATCCGCCCTTTCCCTTTAGCATCTCTATGTCCTCTGGATTCCTTACCTCTGAGACCTTGTCCCTCCCGGTAAACTGGTAGACTATGCCAGTTGTGCCCTGGACGGTGTAGTAGGTCTCGGGTCCATCGTATCTAACCTTAGCCATGGTAATCGCCTAAAATAAAAATAGGGCCTATTTCAGACCCCTGATCTTTCCCTGGGCCTTGAAGCGGTCGCACCATATCTCCCCAATCCAGGAGAATACGCCCTCTGTCCCGAACTTGTTCTGGATGAAAGGATCGCTTGTCTCAACGTAAGTAATTGGTTTAAGCATTTCCAGAGAGACATGATCGAGATCCAGGATGTAAATTCTGGATATGGTGTCCTTCGGGACGTTGTTGCTCCTTAAAATCGGGATGCCGTCAAATGTTGCAACTGGTATGCCAGCTTCCTTTCCCCTGACCTTTATCCCGTTCACAGTGAACTCGATGTAGGCGTCGGGTGTGTAGACCTCTTTGGGCCTTTCAAGCTGGGCTATACGCTTGGCGGTGTCATAACCTGTCAAGATGGCCTTATTCTTCCTACCTCCGCTGTCCCAGTAGGGCTCGCACTCTGCTATGACGTCATCTATCATGGAAAGCGTTAGGGTCCGGTCAGTCTCAGTTCCAGATGATCCGCCATGCGAAACATTAGCATCTGTCCATGAAGCTTCAGCGTCCCTGTCAAGGCCGTAGACGTCCCCCTCGTTTGTGGTGAGCTCTGTTTCTGCTAACTCAGAATAGGAAGAGATGATCCTGTCAAGTGGAGTTATTATGCTGCCATCTGTTGCTGCACCATCTGCATCGGCCAATATGTTCCTGTTCAAAGTGTTCCTGAACTCATCGGCAGTATATGAAACGACATCAGCCCATTTTATGGTGTCATCCTTCTGCTCGAGAAGCCTTTCCATCTCAGAAATGTTTGTGGCCCTTGCTACGGTATGTGGTGTCACAGTTATCTCTGCAAACGTTGGCTTCTTTGTCTCAGGTATTGCCCCGTCCTCTGTTATGTGACCGCCAGTTGTTAGACCTGCAGCAGTTAGTGCCCTGTAACCTGACTTTGACCAAGGCCTCTTTGGGAGTAGTGCAAATGCGTTTGATTCAGTGACTATCTGGGAGTAAAGCGTTGCCCCGAAAAGGACGTTTTTTACCCCTGTAGTTGATGTGAGCACTGGAGCATCAGACTTTGAAAGATCTATCTCCTCTGCGATGTCGCTTGCCCTGTTATACTTCTGGAATACCTTCGGGTCGACCCCTGATCTCTTCAGCGGCTGCCAGTAGTAGTAGTCCAGCATGTCCTCGTAGCTTTTGAAAAATGGAGCTGTCATTAGATCCTCTTCTCGGATAGCATTGATACTATGTCGTCAGTTGAGATTTCCTTTTGAGAGACTCCCTCTGACTTTTGGACCGGCCTGAACTCTGAGAGGATCTCTTTCTTTATCTCCTCCCTGATTTTTTCGAGCTCTAATTTAGGGCCAGTGTCGTTCTCCTTGGCCTTAAGAATTCCAAGGATCTCATCTATTCTTGAAAGTGGCTCAAGCCTCTTTTCAAGGTCGTTCCTGTATGCCTCAAAGTCGGAGCGGGTGAGAAACTCAGGCCCCTTCTCCTCGGCATTTGTAACTTCTTCCGGCATCTCTTTTTCCTCTTTTAAGATGTCAAACTGCGCCGCTGGGTTTGCACCTGAGCGGCAGATGGTGACTGCAGATAGATTTAGGTCAGATACGATTCTTGTGCAGCCCTCGCTTGAGCTGCAAGGCCTAGAGTTTAGGACGTTACCAGAAATAGAATATGATCTGTAGTCGCCCTTCTCTATGGCTTTTCTTACCTCCCTGCAGTATTCCGTATCGTCCCAGACCTTTGCTAAGACGAATAGGGCCTCCTTCTCCTTCTCAAGGCTAGAAAATTTTGAGAGCTCATCGTCGTTTGGTGGCCTTACCTCTGTCTTGTAAATAAGGCCTTTTTTCTCAAAGGACTCGATAATCTCGCCTACTATCTGGTCCTTGTGGTCGACGGTGACCCTTGCACGCTTCAAAAGTTCTGGTAGTGCCTTCTTCACAGCGTCAATCCTTATGACGTCCCCCTGGCTATCCAGCATCTCTGCCGATGCCGGGCCGAATATGAAGAAGTCCTCCTCGCCGTTCACCTTGAAGAACTCGCCCTGAAATCTGAATGAGTCTTCCATGATCTAAACTTCCATTAGCTCTTTGATTCTATCATTAATCTTTAGAACAGTCACGTCAAGTTCCTCCATGGCGGAGTTGTATAGAAACATAGTTCTCGTCATCTTCCGCTTCATCGGAACTCCAAGAGGAGGGGGCTCGACAAACTTTGCATACATGACAAGGGCGGAAACGCTTGCAGAATCAGTTGTTCTTGCCGGCGTTATGGACTGCCTTAGATTTCCAGTTCTAACTGGTGATCTGGATTTTGCAAGATTAGAAGTCCTGAGTGCCCAGTTAGCTATCTCCTCAGAAACAATCCTGTCAACTTCAAACGGGGCCTTTTTTAGAACTGATTTCAAAGGTTCTGCCTTTATATCAAGAGAAATATTTATCATATGTAGCGTTTATGTTTTCAATAGAGCTGTCATATTCTGGAAGCGGCTTGTAAGTTATTCCATTGTCGCCGGGATATGGCTTTTTGTGCAATACCTTGAGGATCCATATCTCATGGGGTATACCGTCCGGAAATGCTTCACACTTTTTGTCATTTCTGTAATGGACGCACATCTTGCATAGATTTATGCCACGTGTTACAAATTCTCCTGCGACAAATCTCCTGCCCGGATCATCCTTCTTAAGCTCTGATATTTGCATCACCTAGGTAGTCCACATCATAGATTTTGACCTTTATATTTTTTTGTCTTTCTGGGTCCATGCCTTCATTGTACAGTAGTTCTTTTTCAGACTCTGTAAGATCCCTGAAAGAAGTGTTATTTATGCGGAAAATTGATCCGTTTTGCAGTATGACTTCCTCCTGGGCGTACTCATATGAATTTCCAATATAAATCACCCTTGTTCCGTAAGGGACGTGGATTTTAAGCATTGTTATATGGCCTTCGCTTACCTGCATGTAATGATAACCAAAAGCAAGGGCAATGTCGCTATCCTTGCTTGTGCTTGAAAATCCCTTGTCATCGAAAATATCCTTTAGCTCAGGATCATTTGGATCAAGGATATGATCTAATATGTCAGCTTCATCAAGGCCCCTCCAAAGAAGAACACCTTCTTCGTTGATTTTGCTTCCTTCTAAATTGAATATCTTTTTCATTGTTTCAATCGCTTTCAGTGCACGCTCTATCTGAAGCTTGTAGGATATCCTCTTTAGATAATCCAAGGGGTGCCTCAATATCGTGTTTATGTAATAGGAAGTGGAGGAGTATTCCCATAGAGCATCCTGCATCTCTTCGGTGAAGTCTTTCCTCTTCTCAGCTGGCACATCATCCCACCTTTTGGTAACTGGCCCTATCCGGAACTCATAGTAGCACCTGCAGTTCGGATGAAGCGGTGGATTGCCAAATGAGGTTTCTGAATCAATGGGAAGCCATCCCTCTTTTGAGGCCTGGACACAGCTAACACATGCAAGGCCATCTTCAGTAAAAATGAATCTCTTCTCGGTGGCACCAAGATCCTTTGCCGCCCGCTCTGATGCGAAGCTGAACGCTCTCGTTCCTTCGGTCCTTGCCACCATCCGCCAGTAGTAAGAATCCCTTCTTTCGAAATAATCCTCTGACAATCTTTTTCTGACTGTCTGCCAGTTGTAGCCTTTTAGAATTTCTTCCTCGATAATCTTGAATATGTTCTCCTTTTCCCTATCCTCCCACTTATCGAAGAAGGGCGAGACGTAACTCTCAAAATACTCCTTCCGGTATTTCAGTATGTTTGGATTGATATCATCTTTTGAGATTATTTTTGCGTATTTAGAAATTGTATTTAGGTAAGCATGATTAAAAATAAGATGAATATTGGCCCTAAGCTCGGCGCCTAGCTTTAGTGTAACGTCTGATACGGCTGGAGTTATTTCATTATCAAGATTGGCCCTATCTTTTGAACTGTTTTCCAGAGTTTGAAGCAGGCCGCTCTCATAATCCCTTGAAATATGGAAGAGTGCATCTTCAAAATCATCGAACAATTTGTCTAGAGGATCTTTCTGTTTTTCTATCTGCGGGATGGGCTCTTTTGGCTTTGTTTCTTTTGTTATGATCGGATTAATGGTGCCATCGTCTTCTATCTCAATCTCAAGACCGGAGCTTCTGTAGATGGCGACTGTTTCGGCCCTTAGCTTTTGGATCAATGCCGACTCTTTCTTGTCTTCACGCTCTATCTCATCAAAATCAAAGTACCAATCCGTTATTCCAAGAGCTGAAAGCAGAATAGTGTTTATGGGCTCAGAGATTGTCCTCATCCATGCCTTTGTGGTGTTCGCCATCACGTCAATCTGCAGCATCGGGTTGTTCCCAGCCTTTCCGCTCTCAACTGTACCTGCAAAGACTGGGGTCACTCCGTAATTTGAGAGGAGCATGTCACGATAGTAGCGGTGCCACTCCAGAGCCTGGAGTTTTGAGGGATCAGAAAGCACATCATGGATCTCTATCTTGCCTTTCGAGTTTCCCAGGAAAAGATTGAATAGCTTTGAACCTATGCTTTTTCTTTTTTCGGCCATCGATGCTATTGCCTGCTCTAAAGAAGCCACTTCGTCCTGCGTATAGCCCTCGAAGGCGAATATCTTTGCGAGGGTGCCCTTCTCAAAAGTGTCACGATTCAGGAGGTCTAGATTTAGGGCCGCTTCTATCTGATTTATGCATGCCTGGATTATTGGAGTGCCGTATTCATCAGGGAGTCTCCTATTGAAGTGGCCCTCTATTATCTCTCTTTTGGAGTAGCGCCTTCTTATCCTGCTCCCAGAATATAGTACGTATGCCGTCTCCCATAGCTCTATTTTATGCTTGGGGCACTTCCCCTTTGAATCTGATAAATATTCTTCATTAAGCAGATTGCAGATGGGGCAGAAGTACGACCAATCAGAATCGCCACGCTTAACCTTCCCAATCAAAAGAGGATTCTCAACATAGAGTGCCTGGGGCGCCTCCATTATGAAATACTTTCCCCTGTCGTTCTGCCTTATGTAAGAAAGGGATAGATAATAGTCATCAATACAAAGCTCCCATTTGAGGGCGGATCTTATGATTGAATAAAGATCTATATCTGGATGAGGATTGTCTATGAAGGACTGGAGCTTGTTTTTTTGCTCTAATTCTGGCCTTAATATTTTCCCCCCGCAATCACAACTAACATCTTCAGGTCTATCATACTCTTTCCCGCATTTGCTGCACTTAGAGTTGAAAAGGGGCTTGATCGACCATCCGGCGTTTGTGACCTCACGTATTATTGCGTTGTGGATTGGCTGGACAAGCGGGGAATGATCACAGTATTTCAGGATCTTCTCCTTAGATATCGTTGGGAACTTCGGCTCGGATGTTTCCTTTAAGTAGAGGTTGCCGTCCTGCCCAACTATAGAAAGCTCCTTCTCCAGTAATGCAACTCTATTTTTAAGGCCAGAAATGACTGTGCCGTAGGGATTAATTTTTGCAAGAAAAGACAATCAAAGAGTATTTAGACTGGGTAAAGAGTTTATATGAATTGTCGAATAGCGTATCTAAGATAATTTGTGCGTATAGAAATGTTTAGTCTTGATCAACATTCTCCTCAGTAAAGTGGCCCTTGGCGATAAGAGAATTAATTATTTCTTCGCCAAACATTTCATTTAATTTATCTTTGGAAATATTTTGATTGTTTTTAAGATAGAGAAATACAACTATCTCTTTTTCAGTTAGTTTGTCAAAACTTTTTAGATATTCAAGAGACTTATCTTTTTTATCGAGATTTATTTCCAACTTGGAATCATTTGTTTTCGCATTTGATTTATTTCTTTTCTTAAGGTTTAAAGGAATGTCTTTATAATATAATATATATAAGATTAATAACAAAATTCCGAATAGTAAGATTATAATTCCACCGGTTAAAAAAGAAATGTTCATACCACTCGAAAATATAAGTAGCATTCCAATACATATTATGAAAAATCCTACCCCCATTAAAGCAGAGTTTAAGAATTTTTCTTCTCTATTGCTTTTTTTCCTGACTAAATAGTAAGCTATCCCAGAGGGTATTATTATAAATATAATAATTATAAAAGCAGATAAAAGATATACAAAAATCTCATCCGAAATTATATTGGCGTTTGTCTCTTGTATTGGGGAAGGCTTATCTTTTTTGTCCTGCCCAGTTTCCAATTCAAATATACTTTCCAATTCATATAGATAGGCAAAATCCTTTTGGTATTCGGGCATCCTGCCCAAGATTTCTTTGGCCTTTTCCAATTCAAGATTTGCTGAATTTTGGTATGATTTTATATCTCTTGCTAACATTAGGGCTTCAGGATGAAGGTAGGCATTCTCATCGGATACATTATTTTTGGATAAATAAATAAGTAAATCCCTTAATTTTGGAACACGTAATCCATTGTAATAAGTATATTTAATCAAGCTACTTGCTAATTCTTTTTCATCGTTTGTTGTGGCATGTTCTTTCATTTTACTAAATGTTCGATTGGCTTTTATGTAATGTTCTTCGATAATTGAAAACAATTCTGTGTTATAATCAGTCTTAGTTTTAGATTCAATATCTAAATCATATTGATATTTTTCGGGCGCTTCTTCTATTTTTTTTAGTTCATCAAAACCTTCTCTTCCAGACTCTTTATAATTCGCTTTAGTCCAAAGTGTACACCCGGGAGAAATAATCAATAATAAGAAAGTAATAACAAGAATAGATCTAATAAAGAATTTATAATTATACATGCAATAAGTATATTTTTCCCCATATATAAGAATATGGAAAAAAAATAGGGAAATAGGTAAAAAGTATTTCTTTTCATATTTTCTTAAATAAGCTTAAAAGAAATAATTAACATAAACAGTACATTATTGGATTTTGCGAGTTATGATTTCATGAGCTTGGAACTTATCCCTGAAACAAAGGAGATCCTAGAAAAGGTGGAGAGCCTTACAGAGAAAAGATTCAAATTTATACCAAACAAGGAAATAACATCACATGCAAAGCTTAAGATGGCCAGAAATGATATGGAGAATCATATTGTATACTACAAAGAGGGCGCAAGCCAAAGCATCAATCACATTATAGCCCATGAATGCGGCCACATCATAAGAATATTCAAATCCGATCCTTCAGAAAGATTAATCCCTTTTATATCTTCCAAGAGTTCTGAGACTGCTATCAACGAGATAGCAAATGATATTGATTCCATATCCAAAGTCATGCCTAAATCAAAGGTTGAGAAGTTAATTGAAATGCTTTTCAAGGGGCTAGTAATGCAACTTACAAATCAGCCAGTTGATCTAAAAATCGAAGATTGGATCTATAATGAATATCCTGGATTAAGAGAATTTCAGAAAATCTCTTTTCAATCCCAGCTGCAGGAAGCTTTAGGGGGATTGATTGAAGATGTTAGAAAAATAACACCTTCTAAAATCTATGAAGCTTCACATTCAATGAACTACGCTTATTTTAATGTCCTAGCCAAAAAGACAAAATTTGAGTTACTAGGCAGCTATGATGATTTTGAATTTGAGGATAAAGGCAGATTACTTATCGAGATTATGGACAAATATAAAAACAACTTTGACGGAGATCTAAAAAGAATCAACGATTGGGCCAATATTTTGAATCTTTCTTCGTGGTACGAATGGAAACGATTCGAGGATGTCCCATCAAACTATGAATACATGATTTAATATAATTTTATCTAAAAATTTATATATAAAGTTTTTATCAATTTAACAAAATATCTGAGGCTATCAAATGTCATCAAGAAAATATATCGTGTTTCTAATACCAATTGCTGTTTTAGTATTAAGTGCCTGTTTATCTACTTCTCCTAAAAATGAAATACAGACAAATGATGAAACATTGGTCGGGCATCCTGAAGCCGATCCTGCCGAGGTAGTTGCAAGAACATATGCACTCTTGAAGGATAAAATCGAACTTAAGATAGACAAGGTCATCTATTCCAAGGAAAATGGGGTCTGCGTCATCTCTCTTGTAAGCGGAGACTTTTCGCCATTATCTTCAAATGAGGATAGCTACTACAAGGACTGTTGCACGATTGCTAGTGAAGTCTTCAACATTAAGGAGATTGATGCAGTTATACTGCCTTATCTTGAAATTTCTAAAACAGGAGAGGTCGAGATTGAGGCATCATACGGAATTGAAAGAGAGTCTCCAATTAAAAATTATTGGGAAGAAATATTCAGAGTGAAGGATTACAAAAAAACTGTAGAATTCTTTTTTACAGACATGAAAACATATGTAACAGAAAACTATAATATTACAAATAGAACATTATAAAAAATTAAAATAATTTTTCTACCCTTTGGTCCATTTCCAGTTCTCTTGCCGAGAAGTAGCCCCACTCCTCTGTTGGCCCTAAAACTAGGCCATAGTATATTATGTCGTTTTCTGGCTTGCCATTAATTATTGAGCCGCCTGTCTCGTCCTCTACTCTCCTGATTTCGGAAACTTCAGTTGCAAACCAGTGCCAGCCTGTTTCACTCTTCCAAGCGGCTATTATCTCATTTCCTTCAACAAACTTCTTCCCGTTCATTTCAACTATTGCTGCCGTTTGCATCACCTGATTCTATTGGAACTAATATGGACTTATACTTTATCCCTAAGAAAAGGGAAAAAAATTAATTTTCCCTATTTTCCCTATTTTTTTCCATATCCTTATAAATGGGAAATGTATAATAGTATTGAC